GGTCAACCGATTACATAGCAAAGTTAATGCTTGAAGATTCAGTGAAGGCGTTTAAATCACGAGATCATTTAGTTAAAAAACTGATTAAATTAATTTATACAAAGGCTACCATCGAAGAGCTGCGTCATTTCTCCAAGATGTTTGACCGTCTAGCAGATGAACAGGAAAGAAATAACTCTTGACTTTATCGCATACCTGTGATAGTATGTATTTATAGGTGGGAATAACCCATCTTATGAAGCGGGCAAGCTTCATGTTCTTTGACAATGGACCACGGTCCTACATACTACGGAGGTTTACCATGACTGATTATAATCAGTTGAGTAACGAAGAACTATTACAGTTCTATCGAAACGCTTTAGAAACTTATTCTGGAGCTATTGGGCATCAGAAAAGTCTTCGCAACGAGAATGCCGCAAAAGTATATGCGGAAATTCTTAAAGAGAGAGGACAAACTGTTCCTAACTCTTGTGAAGGAAAAGGCGTTTATAATGGTGTTGGCTCAAGCTAAACCATAGCCCGCGGTTCACGGATCGCGGGCTTTTCTTTGCGGTGCGGTTACAAATAAACGCGTTATATGTATATAGGAGCTGAAAAAAAAAATAAAAGTTTTTTGTAAATATAGGCGTAACCGGTGTAACCGTGTAACTTTGGTTGTTTTCTCCTGTGTATATAAGGACTTAGAAGTAACACAAAGTAGTTTCTAAAAATGTAACGTAACCAGAGTTTGTGTAACCTTAGTGGACGAAAGTGCGTTAAGGGGGTCTGAAAACTTTTTTTATTTTTTTTTATTTCTGTAGCTATATATACAAGAAGGCTATTTTAGGGTTAAAGTATCTGTAAATAACTAGGATAAGACTATGCCATCAGGACCTAAGACTAAAAAGCCCGCTAGAATCAAAAAAGGCGGACGACCTAAATCAACAAAAGCGGCGGCACTTACCCGCAGACAAGAACTGTTTGTTAAAGAACTTGTTTCGAAAGATGGTCAGATAACCATGCGAGAAGCGGCCGTCAATGCAGGTTACCCTGCTGGATCAGCCCATACTCGAGCTTATGAAATGACTAATGCAAATATCTGTCCTCATGTGGTAGCAGCTATACAATCGTATCGCGCTGAACTTGATGAAAAGTTTGGTGTGAATTATCAGCGACATTTACGAGACCTTCAAACAATCCGTGATGCCGCATTAACCAATGGTGCCTATTCGGCAGCCGTTCAAGCAGAATATCGGCGGGGGCAAGCGCAAGGCGATATTTATGTGAGCAAATCAGAGGTTCGTCACGGTAGCATCGATTCGATGAATAAAGACGAAGTGCTGAACGCTTTAAAGGAGATTAAACAAAGTTATGCCCCGATCACTATCGACGTTACTCCCAAAGGAGAGAGCAATTCCCAGAACCGCGACAAAGCGAGAGGCCGACTTTTGGAGGCTGATGAAGAATGGGATGCAGAAGAGCCCGAGAACATGGAAAAATACCCGAATTGAAACATGGGCGATGCCCGGAATACCTGATGTTTTATGTTGTGATGAAAACGGTAAATTTCACTTTATTGAACTAAAAGCAACGTCCGGAAATGCCGTTGATTTACGACCGCATCAAGTTGCGTGGTTGACCAATCATAGTCACGCTAGTGTTTGGGTTTTGGTCCGTAAACTCCAAACTAAAACAAAGCCGGAAATGATGTACTTATATCATGGTAAAGACGCTATGGATTTAAAGATGGAAGGCTTAAAGGTCGATCCACTTTACTGCTCCGATAAAGATTTTAATTGGGAGAAAATAATGGGGTTGATCTCTCCCATATAATCGCATACATTCTTATACATAACTAACTATGGAGAATGTTATGAGAAAAATCATAAATAAGATATGTTGTTGGTGTCGAGAATACCCAAACGATGAGCCTTGTTGTTGGTGCAACGACGAGGGTGATGACCATGATAACTAAACTAATTAAATGGGATGGGGTATAATGTCTATGAAAGCATTAATAAAACTACAGGACATTGACAACGCAGTTATAAGGTCCACTTCTATCCCCTTTGATCCTTACGAAGACGGTTCAGAACGGGACGAATTTATTAATCACGCTTGGGCAGTAGCCGATCAAATGAAAGAAAACCTAACGTCTTCAGATGAATGGCGCTTAACCTTAACATTCGACTTAGATTTTCGAAAAACTTTTGGACATAACTCTTACGATGAAGTTTTTGAGGATGGTTTATTTCAAGGCTTTGATGACGCATGTATTGCTATATCTAAATACGCCTTGAGTTTTGTAAAAAGTACAGAAACCACTGCTACACTTCTTGCTCCAGAGATTTCTGTGAATACGGACAATAAAAAAATGAAAAGGAATACTTAGTGTTTTTACTTACTTGGCTTGCAAAATTATTTTACGGTGATGATTATGAAGAATTAAATCGTAGAACAAATAAGAAAAAAACGCCACGAAACAGGCCAAGACGGCGTTAAAAAAGAAAAAAATTAAACCCGCTTGACTGCGGGTTTTTTATTGCGCTATGGTATGGGATAAAGTCAACTACACTACGGAGGGCAAACCATGTTAAAGACTGTTGAAATAAGCCGCGCAAATAAAACAAAAGGCGTTGCAGTAACTTATAGAGCGGGCAAGGGTGAGAAATACGCCACTTGTCCAACTACGTGTAAAATGAATTGCAGTGGTAAAGGCACAAAAAAAATCGATCATGATTATTTAGATGCGTTGTTAAAAGCTAAACCGTCAAAAGGTGTTTCTTTTACTTATTGCCATTTTGATCCAAACGTTTTTGGTTGGGGCAAAAAACTAAATAAAAATAGAACGGTTATAAATTACAGCGCCGATAATTTAGGCGCGGCATCAGCATCAATTATAAATGGGGTTCCGGCCGTCGCGGTTGTTAGTGAAAAGTCTTGGCAAGGTGAGAAAACCCAACCGGCACCGCACGGTTTAAAAGTCGTGCGTTGTCCTGCTGAATTGCGCGACATATCTTGTGCAGATTGTGGAAATGGCGATCCACTTTGTGCAAGGCTAGACCGTCAATTTATTATTGGCTTTACAGCGCATGGACCCAGTAAAAAGAAAGCGGCCGATTTAAATGTAAAAGGCGGTTGTTATGCGGATGCAGGAAATTGCCGTATACATTGGGAAGCCACTTCTAAAGACGGGCAACCTGATGAAACCGACGGCGAAAAGCTTTTAAGATTTGTGAAAGGGTTACCACCAAGGGCAATAATTCGGCACCACGTTGCGGGGGATATTGGTTTAGAATAACTTTTTAAAATATTAGCTTGCATTTATATGCGAGATTATGCGATAAGATAAGGGCGGGGCAATTCCGCCCTGTTTTTTTGTCTAAACTACGGAGGTTTTTGACATGACTTACACTACAAACGCTTTTGCACACGGTATTGGAAACAGTGCTGTTTCTTCACAATGGTTCAGCCGTCCCGATGATCAAAAGTTTTTAACCCTTGACGATATGTTAGCGCATAAAAAAGTTGATGCACAACGCATGACAAGTCGAACTGTTGACACTCATAAGGTAAAAATTATTGGCGATTTTGACGAAGCCAACCCAAGCCGCGGAAATATATTTGTTGAATATACCGACGAAAACAAACAAGAGCATTACAACGCCCCCACCAATTGGAGCTTTGGCCAGTTGTCACAGCTAGCAGGGGCACCGGCAGGATATTTAAAAGACTTGCCCGCACCACTTGCGGCGGACTGTATCCAATGGGGTTTGAAATATAACCGAAGCAAAGACTTGATTAAGGTTTACGGTAATCAGGCAAACGGCGGAGAATTAAGAGCCGCAACCGGTCCAGATTATGGGCGCATTTTTGATTGGGAAATCCTCGACCCCATTAAAAACTTGATTGATGAAAGCGGCGGAAGGTGGAAAGTGCCCGGCATGATGGTCGGAAGCCGTGACGGTTTAGCGGTTTATGATCCTGAAGTACCTGTATCAATGAACACTACAACGCTATTCGCAAGTGATCGTGATGTTTTGGTTTTCGTAGTTGATGACCGTAACCCAATTGAAGTTGGAAAACTACCAAACGGAGAACCTGATTTAATGTTTAGGGGTTTTTACGCTTGGAATAGTGTAACCGGAAGTAAAACAGC